CAGTTTACATGTAAAGTGCCTTTTTTGTTTTTGCAAGAATTTTGTAAAACCTGTATCATCAAATATGCAAAGTTAGCCACAACTAACGCCATCATAAAAATTCACGGTGTTAGCCTTAACTAACACCGTTTATATTTATGCAACGAAATTCCAACACAAAGTATACCGATCTTGTACCGCTGTTTTTTGAATTAGATTATTAAAGTCACACATTGTAAAATAACCTCTAGTAAGTGCCACACCTTCTAATTTACTAAATGCACAATTTTCGTATGTTGAATAATTCGACGTTGTTCCGCTTAGCGCTATTTTAGAATTCTTTATTCTAAAGTTGCTTTCACCTGTGCCCTTTTCAATAATCACATTAACATTATCACCAATTAAAATACTTGTTTTTCGTGTAGTGCCTACTGAATTAAATGTTTTAATAGCTGAATTAATATTTTTAATTTCAACAACGCTTTCGTCAGTGTCATATTGTCCATACATGCTAAAACTAGCAAATACTTCTTTTGCTAAAATATCAACGTTATTAATTTCTACAGCGTTTTTGTCATACAATTTTAACTTATACTGTCCGGTATTATTGTTAATGACGTTGCTTATTAACGAATATGAATTGTTGGAACGTGCGGTTAAATTGTTGATTATCACTTTAGGAATTTTCCATTCATACCCACTGTCAAAATTAAAATCGGTATAAATAGCTACACAGCCTTCATAACTAAAATTCCAATGTTTGCAGTTATTAATCGTAATAACGCCATTGAACCCACCGCCATAATCCGCACGCGTTGAAACAAAGTATTTACAAATCCCAACACTTGTATTATTAATATTGCAATACTGTCCACCACTAATATTTATCCCCCGATAACCAATATGGCAGTCATTAACATTTAATCCGTACACTCCACGGTGTGCATCGATTCTGTTCATATTACAGTTTTCGAAAGTTAGATCACGGCTGTAATTTGAAGTCATATCGCCCCAAAAATCTGAGTCAAAAATTGATGCGCTTGTAACATTTCTGAAAGTTACGTGCATCCCATATTGAATCAAAAATAGATAAGATGATGATCTTTTAAAACTGTTTTTGTAGAATACATTTTCAACCGTCACATTATAGCAATCCCGAACGCTCAAAAAGCCTGTATATGGTGCACAATTATCAGTGTTATTAACGATATCAATACACCAGTTTTTTATTGTAGTATTATCTCTCGATATTCTAAAACCTCTTAAATAATATACGTTTTCCGGTTGTACTTCATTATTACATTTTTTAATTAACCTTAAATTTTTTAGCTCACAAGTTGTAGTAAATATGTCACGGTAAACATAACTACCTACATTAATTGTGAAAAATGGGTTATAAACAACTGTTCCGTCATTAATCACATTACATTCGGTAACTAATTCACCAGTACCACCGTCTTTTCTTTTCCAAACATTATAGTCACCTTCAAGTCTGATATAAGCGCATCCACCCACATAATTATAATTATAATTATTTTCTGTGTAGTTGTTTGAATCTGGCAACGTGAACTTAGTGTAATATTTAACGTCTGTACCCACCGTAAAAACATCAATAATAGTTTGTTCTTTTGCAAGTGAAGTATCATCAATAGTAATTGTTGAATTATTAAAATCTACATCAGTTAAAATGCTAATTGTTTCTGGCGCTTCAGTAATAGTATATTTTTTATATGGCTGTAAAATAACCGGAATATTGTTAGCATTAGCAAAATCATGTGTTCTTTTAATTCCAGCGTACGAATTATTTGGGTCAACGTCAAACATTTCATAGCATACACCGTATTGCTTTAAAACATCAATAAACCATTCAGCAGCTTCACCGTTTAAGATTTTTTCTTTTATCAGTTCATCGACAATTTCAGCAATATTAAGTGTGTTAAACGTTTCAATTATTTCGTTCATTTTTGTTGTTAGCTTGCAAAGTACCTCATAATAACTTAAACTATCATCATATACAAGAGGAAGTACTTTAAAACAGCACCAATTTGAATTTAATTTATCAATTGTATTTGACATTCAATCACCTCACCACAATCCAAAGAATAAATCTTTAAATTCATCAATAACCATCAAATCAACATTTACAAGACTTTCCCGGTACTCAATCAGCATGCTACTAAAACTCTGTCCATTTCTTTTACCTACAACCTTTTCAATATAATCCTCAGTGCTATTGACATTCCCTGTCACATTCTCGTTCCTACTTCTATCACTTGTCCCTTTATCAGTGCTATTAAAAGTCTGATTTTCTGTACCATTGCTACTACCAGTCCCACTACTATTTCCAACAACCTTCCTAGCATTAGTTAAGTACGTCTCATTTTCCAAATTCGTTATAGCTCCTTGCGGTGTGTCACTATATAAATCCCTCTTGCTATCATCAGTGCTATACTCACTACTTTCCGTATTATCTCGAGTACTCGAACTATTACTACTACCACTAGTTCCAATGTTTTCATTCTCATTCTTATTTTCGTTCTTGTTCTCCTCACTGTTAACATTCCTTGTCACATCGTATTTAGTATCACCCAACGGGTCAAATTCCAGAGCCGCACTCTCATACATTTTATTATAATACGGCATGATCTCTTCAAGCCTTGTATTCATCCAGAGTTTCCACAAACCAACCGTTTCCGCTCCGATTTCATGCGTGTAGTAATGCTTCAATATCTTCTGGCACAATACGCCTCTGTACTGTTCATCAAAAAACTTGCACTTAGTTGTAAAAATCTTATTCCAACTTTTATTAAGCACAACATCAACATCAGCGAAACCAACGCTCTCACGTAAATCAGCATATGATTCACAAATAAATCTAACTTCAGTTGTATATTTACTCATTTCCATCACCGCCTGTAGTATCTGACCCTGTTTCCTCATCCAGTGAAATATCAACCTGCTGGAAGTCCTCACGGTAGTTAACTTCAATATTCGTTCCAAACATTTTATTGATCTTATCCGCCGCTTCTCGCCGTGATTCCAACCGTGAATATCTACTTGCTACAGTTCCACCCTGATTTAAACTCACTTCATCCGTTGTCAAACGTTCTTTTTTCTGAATATTTGTGTTACTGATACCTAAAAACGTAAGAGCTTCATTCCAGATCAACATTTTTAGTGAATGAATTCGATCTGCAATATACGGTGCGTTAGTTGTCAGCACCTTCAGCGTATTTGTGTCAATATTCTTATTACCAAAAATAAACGGTTGATTCCCGTCATATTCTTTGTACAGATTCATCAACGTCAGTTTCTGCTGTTCTGTTCCCTGAACCAAAATCGGTGTTTTCTGTGCATTAGCATTGATATCCATAATCCTATCCAGAGACCACAACCGTTTTGCGAATAACTGAACGTCGTTGTAAGTGTTGATGTGTAAGTAATTATTCCAGATAATGACACTGTTAGTATTATCTAAATCCTTGCTATAATGATTATAACGTGAATAAGCTCTACGTCTTGTAGGATTTCCGTACACGTCATACTGTCCAGTAGGAACACAATTTAAACAAAGATTTCCCATTTCTTCATCATCAAAATATACGACGCTAGGATTGGTAAACAATTGTGTTTCGATATACCGCTGGTCTACGCTATCCGGTAAGTTTTTCCACTCGAACATTGAGACTGCCAATTCTGTCAGCCGATTAATATAGTGAATATACGATCTTTTATTATCAATCGCTGATAGATTAAACATATTATCTTTTTTACGACCCATTAAATCACCTCTTTACGGTCTATTATCCAATGAATAGTTACCTACTTCAGACGCATTTTTCCAAAATGTAATTCCATTATCATAAATCTGACAGATCTTATTCATATCATCAGCTGGCACACTCCCTGTCACTGTTGCGCCAATGGTTTTAACATAATTCCAATGCGGACGGCTATTGCGGTTTGGAATTTTGACCCTTTTTACAGCATATCCGAACATTGTAAAATAATCATCAATGATCTTTGCATACTGAGCTGTAATCGAGCAACGCCCGCCATAAAACTTTTGCTTTTGATTGCTAACGTTTCCATTACCATTAGTAATGTTGCCCTTATTCATATCAGCAGCGATCGATGCTCTGTAAGCATCGGTAAGGGTATTAGATACCTGTCCAAAAATTGACCCTAAGTTTAATCCACCAGACGCCAGCGTCTGAATGACTGTGCTTCCAGCGCTCATTGCAATAGGGATACTATTCTGGGCAACCCACGCCTGATAACTGTCAACATTCCAGGAACACATTGGAAAGTTCGTAAGCTGTAGCGTCTCTGTATTAACTGTATTCCATCCTTGCGTTGCTGTCACGCCACGCACACCCTTATACGATGTTGGACGTATGTTACAAACCACCGGCTGAGTAATTGTACCTGATATTTCAAACTCCGGCGTTAAATTATCAAAAAACTCATAACGTAAAGTAAGATCGCTTCCGCTTGCATTGTCAACATGATAAAAATTATATGGATATGTGTAAAGCTTATTATTTTTAGGCTTATACCCATTTAAAGTTGCGTCAGTTGTCAGCTGTGCCATTGTTTCAATCCGGTGTATTGCGTGTGCGGATGTGTGAAGTAAATGGTCTTCCGGAATTGACGCAATAAAATCTTTAGGAAACATATAAATGCCAATAATAGCTTCTGGTTTTTGCTTGTATGTTTCAATAAATGAGTTAATAGTGTTGACATCGTTAGAATCATAGACATACAATTTTGCCGACCCGTAAATACCATCGTATAAGTTTCCCGATGTCCCACTATCAACATCAACAACAGCAACACAAGTCACATACTCACTCATCAATCTAATAGGTGCATAGTCATTAAAAACATATTCACCGACTTCAACTGATTCAGGTTCAAAGTGTTCGCCTAACGCATCGGTTTCCGTGATTTCTCTTTCAACAAAACAATAATCAGGGCTGTGTTGAAATAACCACGTTTGCATCACATCTAATTCGTAAGTAATTTCCGAACATTCGTTGTTAATATAATCCACGGTTTTAACGAAAGCGTAAAACCATTTCGACCCATAAGCACTATTCCTAAACATCATATAATTGCAATTATACAATTGATCTGCTGGGACAGCCACGCGGGCCGTCCCTTTATTAACTCGTTGATACGTTTGTTTTGTTAAACGAATAATATTCTTTGATGCAAAATAGGTTGTCTGTGCATTTAAAGTATCGAACCATAACGTATGCTGATATGTGGTATCGAGCGGGACATCATGTAATAAAATAATATCGGTGTTTGGCTCAATATACATTCTTTCACACTCCTAATTTTGAGTTTAAAGCTGTAGCGATTTCCTTTAATTCCTGTTCTGTAAAACCGTCTTCATCCAGCCCGCCAAAGTGGAAAGTAGCTTCCCCCTTTAAAAGATCTTTGATCGCAAGCTTTAAGTCAGACGCTGAGACACCGAGTTGCTGAGCGGTTTTATTTTTATCTGTTTGGGTCATACTACTGACAGCTATCTGAACCCGGTTAGGGTTTAAATATTTAGTGCCTATCCTAATATTTTCGCCGACTGTAGGGTAAACTTTACCTGTTAAATCAACGTTGTCAGCATAATATTGATTCGCCATGTTGCTTTACCCTCCCTTATGAACTTTGCTTACTTAATGTAATAGTCTGGTCAACCTTAACACTTGTCGCACTAAAACTAGTGCTAGATTTATATGTGGTGTTGTTTAACACACACTCAATATAAATGCCTTGTCCAATTTTAGTCGCCGGAATGATTAAACCGCCATATCTATGCACAGCGATACCCTGAGATGTTAAAGCGTCGGTTTGGATAAAGTTGACAGAATTAGGTGTTAATCCGATTTTTTCCTGTATGCTAAACGTTACGGTTGTGGCAATCTCACTTTCTTCCTTGCTGTCAATGTGTAATGTTAAAGTACTCGGTAAATCTGTAACGCCCGCATCCAAACTAAAGGCAACAATGTTGGCAAATGGTGAATAGGAAATTGTTTTCCATACATGGTAGAAATAATTCCAATACAGACCACTCGCCACGTACTTTTCAGTAAATTTGTTATTATTGTCATACACCTGAAACCAATTCTCATCTACAATAATCGCTTTAACATTTTTCATTGCTGTGAGTTCTGCGCTTGTGACTTCTTCGATCATATCTGAAGTAGCTCTAATCTGCTCAAAACGTTTATTGTCAAAAGTAGTCCAGTCGTCGATCAAATACAAGCTAGCAAGGAAATTAGCTTTATCCATGTTAAAAGCACTTGCAAGTACATTAACGTCAAACTGTGCGTTAAATAACGCATCCATGAAAATAACCTGTCTATTTTTTGGTGTGTTATTATGCGCCTTGTTTTCGTTATAATCGTCAGATAGAAACTGGAAAAGATTGGAAATCCCTCTAAAATTGGCGGCCATATTATTAAAATCTGTACCGTCACCGATTTTAATTGTTTTTACTTTACCATGAGACACCGCTTTAATGAGTAAATATTTAAACAGTAAAAATTCATCGTATTCAGCGCCTGTGTATACGCTGTCAACAATTTTAGCGATTAAATCCGTTACACCGTCAACACTTAAAAAAGCCTGTTTTAAATCTTCATCCTGAATGGTAACTGGGTAAATAGTCTTCCAGTTCATGACGTGAAAAGCCGATCTTACGTCTGGTAAAGTCCGTTTAAATTCACGGGCTGGTGCTTCTTCTACATTTGAGGTAATCACCTGTGCAATTGAGACGAAAATATCTTCGACTGTTTCACCAAATTCCAAATATCCCTTTTTAAGCCTTGCATATGGGTTATTAAAAGTAGCACTCTGAGTACGCACAATTGCAATCCGGTTAATTAAAGCTGTTAAAAAATGATTCGCAAAAGCTGGTGTACCATAAATCACTTCGCCCACTCTGGGGATATCATCAACGCTTGTTACTTCCGGCACGTTCTGCTGATATTCATAAGGTGCGTTCTGGCGAATAACATTTAAAATGTCAATCGAGGACGCATTTAAAGTTGTATTTACAATTCTACGTGGCATTATTTATACCTCCTTAAATAAATCACTATATTTCATAGGCTTGGCCGGTTCATCATCCGGCTCATCATTAGTCGGTTCATCGACTGTATTATTAAATCGATCTCGATACCGTTTCCGCCATTCTTTGTCATTTTCTTCATATTTATCTTTCCAGTTTGCGTTATCCTGACTTAAAGTCTCTAAGTTGTTATACGTGTCTGTAATATCCTCAATAATTTTTATGTTTTCATCTGTATTATCTTCGCCGACTAATGTGTTAATACGATTAAAAAAATCCTCTTTATTCAAAATAGCCATATGTTTTACCTCACTTTTAGAAATCTTGCTAACATAAATTCAATCCACGTGTTTGTCTTTTTCACATTTCTTACCTCCTATACCTTATTTTCATCCAGACGGGCATCCGTTTTCTGCGTTCGTGTGGGTTTGGCCATGGGTTGGATGGGTCAATCGTTTGTAGATACTCAAACCATTGGCGGGCGAATTGACGTCTTTCTTCCTCTGCTAACACACCGGGCCTTTCAAAATTATACATAAACGCACTAGCTAAATCTTCAGGAGTCTTGTCAGATACTTTAAAATCAGAATAGCTAATTGGATATTTTGAAGTTTGAATCCAGTGATGTTGCTTGTCAATTTCTTCGTCAATCCATTTCAGCTGACCATCACCGTCATCGATCTCAAAACCGTTTGCTTTTGCCCAATCGGTGTAAACTGTGGAAGGCGTCCAACCTACAAGACCAAAGCCATGTGACGGGTTTACGATTAATGACTCCCATATACCCGGGTTGATCGTTGACTCCCTTTGCATATTTCCCAACACTCCACATATCGCAGGAAGTGACCAGGTGCGATAATAAGTCGCATATACAATATACGCATTGTTTCGCATTTCGCCTTCATTTAAATAGCGATTTCCTTTTACCCATTCTGTAGGTACGGGGTTGAGTGGCTCACCGTCTAAATAAATAAAACCTGCAAGTTGATACCCTCTGGAAATCATCCATGATGATCTATACCCATTACTTTTATTACAGACCTCTGTCCAAAAATAATTTTTTGTTGACGGCGGGTATGCGTTGATCGGCCGATAATACCCACTATTACTTGTAACGATATCCCCGTTGGAATTTATCTGTTCGACTACAGCCACGTGCCCAGCATATTTTCCATTGGGCGAATACCAACAAGCGATTGACCCTAACTGTGGAACTTGACCACGTTTAAAATTAGTTGCGGCTGAATACCACCCGCCGCCGTCTGCTGAAGGCAAGGGATAAAATTTTCCTAATATCTCGGCATAGCGTCCATAACAATAACAAGTACAGTTTGGTAATTGATATGAGGGGTAATATATATTACCGGAATCATACCACCATGGGTTGTTGTAAATTCCGTTTGCGTTTAGTCTCGGCGAAAAACTCATTTTAACATATCGTTTACAATGTTCTGTACAATGGAAGCATTGTAACCTGCATTTGTAAGTCGTGTTACACGGTCTTTACCATTGCCCCATTTACCTGCTATAACCTGTCTTGCGATCTCGCCGTATGGGATTTTAGGATTAGACATAAGATCGTTAACTGCTGCCTGAACTGCGTCATAATCATAGCCCGCATTAATGAGTTTATTTTTTCTGTCCTCGCCGTTGCCCCATTTACCGGCTATAACTTCTTTCGCAATTTCAGAAACGGTTTTATCTGTTTGGGTATCCTCTCCGGTGTAGCGTAAATGATAATCCCATCCTTTTGAATACTCATAATACTTTGTGACCCATATTTCTTTGCCAGTTTGATCTCCGCTTTTACCACCTGTGATCGTACCCTTTTCGTTAATCGACGCCTGGACGATTCTGTCAGCGGACACCGACATACACACATGATTCCGGACGTTAAGGTGGATGTCACCTTTTTTCCAGGGTGGTTTGCATTGTACAAAACCGCATTTTTCAAGCTGTGGTAATAAATTACCTGTCCACGAATCACGAGCTACATTAAAACCGCCCTCATTTAAGGCTGTGGCAACTAAGCTAGAGCAATCATAATTAGGGCCGTTTCTGTAGGTCTGATCGTAGCCATGTAAGTTGTCGTTTGCTATATTGACAGCAAATACAACGGCTTTGCTAATTGATGGCATCAATATCACTCCTTTTTGATGTGAAATAACTCCATAAGTTTTGTAGGCAAAAGGTCTGGGTTAATTTTGGAAACGTTTTCGATTATTGAAACTAACTCAGTCGTACAAGTGTAAAGAATCAACATTGGGAGTACAGGGACTCCAATATTAAATCCTATTACATCTCCCTGAGTGTCGACAATATAAGTCACAAGATAACATATAATAAACCCTATCTTTTTAAATAGTCCATCACGTAGTTTTGATGACTGAATATCCTTTTCTTTAATGGCTGATATGATACCTGTAACTAAGTCCAAAACATTAAAAATTAACCCGACACCTACGTATTGTAGTGGTGTAATCATTGTTTTCCTTTCTGTTCTTGCCTTCTTATTTATTATATCACAACTGTTGACTTTTTGCAATAGATATGGTATAATTAGTAAAAGAAGGTGAACGAAAATAAATAAATACTATGACGGAACAAAGTTACTGAGCTTAAAAGATATTGATGGGAATACACCAGAATTATATCTATGTACGACAAATAGAACTGGCGGAAAGACCACATATTTTGGTAGATTATGTATAAATAAGTTTTTACGTGGTGAAGGAAAGTTTGCACTGCTTTATAGGTACAATTATGAATTGGATGATGTAGTTGACAAATTTTATAAAGATATTGGTGCATTATTTTTTCCAGAACATGAAATGACATCAAAAAGAAAAGCGTCTGGGATTTTTCACGAACTCTATCTCGATGATAAAAGTTGTGGGTATGCAATATCCCTCAATAGCTCTGACCAAATTAAAAAATATAGCCATCTGTTTTCGGATGTCGAAAGAATGATCTTTGATGAATTTCAGAGTGAAACAAATCACTATTGCAATGATGAAATTAAAAAGTTTATATCCGTCCACACCTCAATTGCTAGAGGGCAAGGAAAACAGACCAGATATGTCCCGGTATATATGTTAGCGAATCCAGTTAGCATTATCAATCCGTACTACGTGGAAATGGGTATAAGTAATCGGCTTAAAACTGATACAAAATTTTTAAAGGGTTCAGGGTATGTACTTGAACAAGGCTATGTACAAAGCGCCGCCAATGCACAAAAACAAAGTGGATTTTCTAAAGCGTTTTCGAAAAATGAATATACAATGTATGCAAATGAGGCAACATATTTAAACGATAATCTGGCATTTATTAGCAAGCCAACAGGCAAAAATAGGTACTTATGCACTCTTAAATATAAATCAAATGAGTATGGAATTCATGAGTACACTGAGGATGGAATCATTTATTGTGATGATCGATCGGACAAAACATTCCCAATGCGAATTAGTGTGACTACGGAAGATCATGATATTAATTATGTTATGTTAAAACGTAACGATTTCTTTTTATCAAACCTACGTTACTTATTTGAGAGGGGGTGTTTTAGATTTAGAGATCTTCAATGCAAAGAAGTTGTACTTTGTGCGTTATCTTATTAACGGTATCAGCATGAGCGTTCGCAAATGAGTGTACCCGGGTGGAACACTTTAAAAGCAGTGCCGGGGCATTTTTCATATTTTTCCATATGCGTTTAGCGTCACTTGTGTTATTGATATATTAAAGGGATAGTAATTTTTTACTATCCCTTTTCTTTTTTATCTCATCTCATATGTCGTATCAACAAGGAGTATGCCGCCTTTAATTCTTTTGGGACCGGATTTTCGTTTTCTTACTTGCCCCGGTTTAAAATCATCATAAGTGCGAATGATATTAGTGTGATCTGAATTAAATAAAAATGCTTTCTCATCATCTGTCCATTCCTTAAATTCACCTGTTAGCTTGTCTGTGTAACCTTCATAGTTAGCTGTGCCTAACATTGACAATTCAAACAAATTTTTGCATTTATCTGGCATACCCGCACATTTGATTAAATTATAAGGGTTGTCAATGTACTCCTCATCCTCGGCAACCACGTGTTCGATATAGGTCTTTTGCCTTGTAAAATATGCTTTATCCCAATATGTCTCAAGTTTCCAGCAACAAAAATTTGTAGGATGTACTGTAATGCCCTTTATTTTATCATGTGGTAAGTCACAATGGATTGAGTCAGTGTCGGCATAGGTAAAACCCGGTTTAACACTACCGTAAAAATTTTGTTGTGCCGCTTGAATTGTAAAGTTACGGGCATAACTTGTAATCGCTGACCCTACGGCAATATATCCGGGTTTTTTGTTGTTTGCGGGTATAAAATCAAACCCAATACTACCGTCGTCTTTAACGTAGGCTAGCTTAAAACTACTATCGGTGTTTGACGACATTTTGCCATAAAGGTTGTTTAAAAAAAGTTTTGCTAGCTCACGTAAAGCACCTTTGCTTGTTTGTTTTATCTGCTTATATTTATCAATGTATTCGTCAAATATACCGATCTCACTATAAAACCAACACCCGTTTAATATCTCAAAATCTACTAATTCATAGTGCTCTTTTAATAACGCATAGTCTGTCATTGTAAGAGTTAGTGTAACCCGTGTGTCAGTTATTTCACCCTTCATATTTTTATAATATGGATAATATTTCCCGGTTTCCGGGTCAAATGCATCAGACGTTTCCAGCATTTCAGTTGGTTTGTACAAATAGCTGTTTTTAATCTGGACAAAAGGCAACTTTCCGGGTTTAATATAAAAACGTGTTTTTATTCGAATAAAATAAAATCGATTCGATTTAAGCGCTTCATCGGGGATAATGTTGCCAACCCAAAAATAAGGGATTCCTACAGGGTAACGGTTGCCTGATTCTGAGTGCATGACTGATGGATAAAGTGAGTTTACGTCTGCCGTTGTACCATTTGATAATACCTTTTCTTCCTTACCTTTTACAAGGTAACACCAACCACCCCGATAAGATCGACGTATGTATTGATCGGCGTTAGCACAACCAAACACAGAATCATCAATTTGTAGCTGTGTCAAATCTGGGTACATCTCATCATAGGACAACGCATTTTTTGTTGACGACTGACAGATACGTTTATATTCAGATAGGCAACACGACCCTATTGTCAACCGATCATGCCCCTCTGAAAACATTATTTCGAGTGCTTCTTTTACTACTAAAACGTCGTTTGCTATGTATTCACGTTCTTTCGGGGTGATCTCACATCCCGCATATCTAAAACCTTTGTATTCCATTTCAAGTTTTTTATGTTTTGTCTTAAAAGATTCACCAATACGCTTTACACTAAACGGCAAAAGTTTTAAACTGTCTCTGATCTCTATAAAGTGGTTTTTAACTTTAATAATAATGGAATAAAATTGCCCGCGATCTGATATTGAGTACTTAAAACTATTGTTTGACATATATTTTTCCTGTTGCCATTCAATTTCATAAGATTTGTCACCGATCTGGTCATAGGCTTGTTTAAATTTTTTATCGATCAAAAGATATGATAGCCAAAAACTTCCGTCAAACTTAAGATTGTGAAAATAGGCTATAATGTGACACTTAAGTTCAATAAAATAATTAAAAAGATCATCGATACTATGCATGACTTTAACATCCTCAGTGCCCAACTCAACGGCGGCCGCCGCCCATACCTCCGTTGACTTCTGGCCCTCATAAACAGATGTTTCAAAGTCACACATATAATATCGGTATTTTCTTATTTTCATTTGGGTAGTTCCCAATCCTCATTTTGCTCAAAAGCATCTGCAAGACGGCGCAAGTAATCCTCATTATCTAACATCTGATCTTTATATAAGACGCCCTGATCTGGTAAATGCTCCATAAGAGCTGACATATATTGGCGGGCTTTATCATTATGATAAATAATATCCCATGTGAGGATATTCCCCGAGTCTGCTCCATCTTCAATCATTGTAGCGACGGCGACATCACCATTATCATGACGCAATTGTGTTATCCACCCTAGCAATAAATTGTAGGCCTCGCCTTTTTCACAAGTGCGGAGTAGGGCAACCCAATTGCTTATTATTACTTTCGTCATAAAATCATCCGGGGGTAAGGGCGGAAACTCTGGTGGTTTTGGGGGTTGCAGTGGCTTTGGGGGTTGTTTCCGTCTTTTCCTGGTCTGTGCTGATTTAAGAGCGGTACGATGGCGTTCAAGTTTTCTGCCTTCAATACCGCTTAAAATTTCTCCGGTTTCCGGATCAATGTATTTTGCAACTTTATATAAATTTTCAGCTGTGATCTTTTTTAATTTACGTACCGATGCATGAGTTATTCGTTTAGGTTCTTCCGGTAAAATTTCCTTTTCGAAAAAATACCCACGTTCCCCTAAACGTTTTATCAGTCTCTTAATTCTGTTTTGTTGCTGTTTATATTGCTTTTTAGCGATCGTTGTTTTTGTGAGTTTTTTATTAGACATATTATCACACCCTTAAAATTAATAAAGGGTAAAGGGCTTTAATCCCTTTACCCGTTGAAATATCGAAAATGACCTTAAAATGGTTGATTATACATTGCTCAATATTAAAATTAATTTGTTTACAGTGACGTTACATCCAGCACGGCGTTAATATAATCACGGCCGGCCTTCGTTTTTCCTGAAATTTTCAGGACTGAAAAAGGTTTATCCTTCATGATTCCAGCGATGTCTAAAATCGATCGTTTAAATGTTTTTGACTGACAGGAATAAACCTTATTTTCTGGTGTGAGAATACTCATAATCTCGACTGATTCACCAGTTGTTACTTTGACATCTTCAAAGATAAGGTATGCTGATACCTCGATCTTTGTGTTATCTGGAACATCCTTCATTGATGTGATGGACGGTGCAATTGTCATGAGATATTCTTCAACTTCGCTTAATTCTCTGCTTTCTGTAATAATGTTTACCATAGTTTTAGTTCTCCTCTTTTCTTTCTGGTGTAGCTAATTCGACAAAATCTTTTTCGCACATCGCGTATTTTGTAGCTGTTTCACGTTTATCAACGATATGCACAACTTTGATTGGGTATTCGACACGTTTGTCGAACTCCTTTAAAATATCAGCATCATTCTTGTACTTTCCTAAAAGCTGAAAAGTTTCGTTGTATGGTTCGCCTGTCTCAACATTGACGACTAATACTGTGACGGTAGTTGTTGTGATGGTTCTTGTAACCATGCTTTCACGTTTCATAGTTTTCTTCCTTTCTTTAATTTGATTTATTGCGTTTTGGTGGATAAAGACACCAATACGGTGGCCAGGATTCGAACCCGGTACGGTTTGGGAATGGTTTTACAGGAGGACACCAACCGTTTTACCACATTAACCACCGTTAGGGTGACCAGGGACTGAATAAATTTTTGAAAGAGGAGTAACACTCAGTCCCTGTGTCTTGTTTAACTCACAAGTATATTATAGCATATGGAGGATAAAAATGCAAGTGTTAAAAATTTAACAATCGGGTAATTTTATTTTAGGAATTGCGATAATATGTCTTGCCTGTACTCTGCTATGATTGATTCTGCTATAGTGTAGGCCTGTGCAAATGGACTTTGTGAGGTGTAATGGTCTGCTATTTTCGTTAACCACTTGCCATAGGTTGTTTTAATTTCGACGGTTATTAAGCTATCGACTGAATAGGATAAAGTAACTTCGCCTATAATACGTTTGTCTAAAATATTTTTAATGTTTGTGAGTAGTTCTAATGATCGCATGTCTTTATTCCTTTCCTTTTATGAATTCATCAAAAATGTGCTATGGAAACCGCTTTACCGCTAGTGATATAACCCCTAATTTCATATTAAAATTAATGGTCATGTGTTTTTATTCCTCGTTTTTCAATAAAATCATTAATTGAGATTGCTTTGCCCGAATTTAAGTAGTCTATTAAGTCACTGTAGTTAAATACATATCCAGTAAGTAATTCAGCTATATCAAAAAGGGCTTTAATTTCACCGATCTGCGAATAATGAATAGCAATGTGCCCTTCATAATTAAGGTCTAGGCCAGCGTGAAACATCCGATTAAAATTTTCAATTTTAAGCTTAGATATATGATTGAGTACTTCAAAATCAATTTTCATGATAAATACCTCTTTCAACAAATAACTTTATAAACTATTGGGTTATGAATAGATATTTCTCCGTCAACAGGTGTATTAACTTTCCAGTCACCAGCGATAATTGCGATATGTTTTAAGTTGTATCTTGTAAAATCAGCGTCTTTGTCTAAGCAGATATAATCAGCGGATTCAAGACTATCAGAGATGATGCCGGGACAACTACTATCTATTTCTTCGCCTTCAATGTATTCCTCTGGTGAGATTCCAACGCCGATAACCTCATAACCGTTATCATTGACTTCATCGAGCATCTCTGATAAATTTGATTTGATATACATCTCCATAAATAATTTTTGTTCTTTTGTCATTGTCTT